CCCGTGCCGCTGCGCGTGATACTCAGGCCGGGGAACTTCCAGTAACTCGGATTGGCGACATCGGCGACAAAGGCGTCGTATCCGAACAGCAGCGTCATCGCGGCATTGGTCGGGTTTGTTGTCGGGTATGGATAATTCGCCTGATAGTCGATCTGAAACTTATTCACGTTCCGTAAGTTGAATAGGTCGCCTCCAGCGGAGTTGCTCGGGTCGCGCCGCGCCAGCACGCGCCAGTCCGCTATCGACTGCCCGCCGCAGGCGAACTCCTGGAACCACGCGCCCGCGATGTTCGGCGCTTCCGGAATCCCATCGCCGACCTTCGCGCCGATGCGCCCCTTCTCGATGCCGCGTTCGTCGCGGATCGAAATCCTCGGATAGCGAGCGCCCTGCGTGTCGAAGCCGCCGACGATCACCACGCCTTCATAGGTCGCGTAGATCGGCGCGGTGGGTGGCCCGTCGCCGCCGACATACAACTCTTTGAACCAGCCGCCGAAGACCGGGTGTGGGGGCAGATCCGGCGTCGCCTGATTGTTCTGCTGCCCCATCCACGCCACGAGCTTGTTGGGATTATCGGCGTTGTATACCGCGATCTGCCCGTTCTGGAAGCCGCCGAACTGCGCAGCGTTGCCAGCGGTGCCTCCGCCGACGCGCAGAATCGAGCCGACGAAAATCTTGGGCGCTACAATCTGCTTGACGGTGAACTCGCCATCGTCGGGCCATGTAAATTCATCCTCGTTGAACCAGTCTTTTGGCAACCGGCTGGCCAGCACATCGCCCTCGATGGGATCGAAATGCTTGGTAAAAACCGGGGTGACTCCCGGCAGAAGCTGGTTGCGGTTCGACTGCGGGTCGCGCGAGACGAAGAAATAATCGAAGTCGCTCGGTGCCGGTGCCGGTTCCCAATCGGTCGTCAGGCTGGTCGCGTTCAGCGGAGCATCCCACCAGTTGACTTGACCGGTCGCCGGGTTGTCGCCGTGCTTCACCCGCGCGATGCTGACGCCGCCGAACTGGTTATCGCTCGGGTTGGTCCAGGTGCCGATAATCTGGCGGAACATCACCACGCCGTCGCTATTGAGTTGCTGCTCGTACTGCACGTCGAACCCGGCGTTCAGCGTCACGAATGGCGCGGTGCCGGTGACGGCTGGTCCGATGTGCCAGATCGCGGTCGGCGTGCGCGGGTGCAGGTGTGCGGGATCGTCGTTGCTCTTGCCGTCGAAGTCCCGCGCAATGGCGGCAATGGTCCAATCCTCGGGAGCCTTCGGCCAGTCGATCACCTCCACGATGACGGTCGAGGTATTGTTGCCCACCGATCTCAGGCGCACCGGCGGATCGACGCCGACCCGGTAGAAATCGACACCGGCGAAGCGCACCGAATCGGGCGGCGTCCATGAGAATTGCGCTCTCGCAAAGATCGTGCCGTCGGGTTGCCACTCGTGCGGCAACGGTGTGATGGTGAAGTCCCCGACATCCGGCGTCGTGCCCTGCCCCTCGGGCGGATAGACGATCTCCACAACCACCGAAGGCGTGACGCCCTTGACGACCGTGTTGACGTGGTTGTCGATGTCGGCAGAGCAGAAGTACGCAATGAAGGTGACCGACTTCGCGTCGTAGGGATCGGAGATCCAGTCGTCGGGATGGTTGACGGCCAGGAACTTTTTTTCCTCATCGAACTGATCCGGTTTATCCGGATACGCAAAGACCACGCGCACGCCGCCGAACGGCTTCAGGCCCGGTGGTAATGGCGCGTCCGGATTGGGCGGCGCAATCGTGGGGTCCACTCTGCCGGGGTCGGGCAGATCGTAGCCGTAAGACAACTCGTATTTCGGGCCGGAGGGATTCTCGTAATCCTCGATGACATCGACGCGCGGGTTGGTGATGAGCCATGCATACTCCTGCCCCTTCACATACTGACCGGCGGCGGCGGGAACCGGCACCCGGATATTCGGCGTCGGCGGCGGCGTGCCGGTGCGGTTGGCGCGGATCAGCGTCGAATTGACGATGTGATTGAAGGCCTGCAGGTAGACGCGGATGAACCGGTCCTTCGGCTTGCCGTCGATGCGAAAGGTCGCCGGGTTTTCGGAGGTGTCGGTGACGTGGGTCGGAATCCACTTGCCCGCCATCTGCGTGGTGCCGTCCATCGCCACCGTGTTATCCATCGGCGCGGTCGTGGTCTCGCTCACATCCGGATCTTCGTCGTACACGCCGACGCCGCGAAAGTTGTCCGGAGTCGCCATCGGGTTCGGCGTCCAGTAGACGCGGATCTCGAAGCGCCCGTCGTAGATTTCCTCGACCTCGTAGCCCGTCGGATGATCCGGATCGCCGATAGACACCGGCGGCGCATCGGGCGGGATATAAATCTGCCCGCCGCCGGGTACGGCGCTCGTGACTTCGACGATCCAGTTTCCGCGCGGCATGTGGTTTAGTGCATGGAGCCTGCGACGATCCACGCGAGGCTCGCGCAGGCGAGGCCGAACGCCACCAGATCGATGCGCGGATGCGTGATACGGGCCGCCGCGAGCAGGAAGCAGGCGAACGCCAGAACTAACAGAATCGTGATGAACATAGTGACTCCTTTACGTCGTGGCCCATGCGCTGTAGAAGAGATCGTAGGTCTCCTGGTTGCGCTCCTCGGAGATGCCTTTCCGGTGGCACTCTTTCGCCGCGCCGGGTCCGTCGGAACGGTCCACGGCGGCGAGCAGGTTGTGGAACTTCATCAGGCCGGAAACGCCCAGATTGAATCCCATATCGAACAGCGCTTGCTGCGCGTGATCCGGGTACGTGTCCCACTTCGGCAGCGCCTTCTTCAGTTGTTTTTCAAATTTCGCGATATCGGCCTCGCAGAGCGAAGCGATCTCCTCGCCGCTCATTCGGCACAGGCACAGTGCCTCATAGGACTTGGCAGTGTGTCCCGCCTCTGCGGCGTTAATGCGGCTCCAATCCTGCGCTGCCGCCGCAGGACCTTTATCGAGCTTGAGAGCACCCGCGTCTTCGGGTGATTGGATCGCGTGGCCGACACCGATGGTCACCTCGCCGCCGGTGCATTTGTACATGTAAGGGATCGCGCCCTCGACGCGATATAACCGTTCCCGCACTTCGTCGTAATTCATGTCCTCCTCCTCAACCTGCGGTCACTTTCAGGACCTGCCCCGGCACGATGGTCGCCGAGGTTGTGCCGTCCGATAGCGTTTCGCCGGGATATGCCGTCACCGTGCAATTGAAGGCTGCGGTCGGCGCGTCGTTGTAGACCATCAGCGTGCGCCCCTGATACACGTGCAGCGGCGGAAGCTGGATCTGGACATCGTTCACGTTGCAGATCGCGCGGAGCGTGTGATCGGTCGCGAGCGCCTGCCACGGGCCCGCGTCCGGTCCGACCTCGCGCACCGTCGGCGGTTGCCCGAACACGAAAATCTCGCGGTAGACCGCGAACTGCTCATCGGTGAGCCGCCCCTGATCGTCCACCAGGAACCCGCCCACGAGCGCGATCTCATCGCGCAGGTTGTCCACGCGCGTGCGCACGGTGAGCAGCACGCCGCTGTGCCCCGCTTCCAGTTGCGAGCTTCTGGCGTCGTAGACCCAATCCGGGTCCTCGACAATCATGATTGAGGTCTCATCCGGAATGGTGTCCCAGGATGGGGTGATGTTGATCTTGACATCGGTGTTGTCGGTGACCGCGCGGAACTGCCCCGCGCCCTTCCCGCGCAGAATGCGCAACACCCGGTCCTTCTCCTCGCCCGGTCGCAGTCCCGGCGAATCGAACTGGTTGCGCGAGACGAAGTTGTTCCACATCGGATCGGTGAACGAATCCGCGTCGGCCTCGACCGCGATTGCGCGGACCACGAGCACATCGCCCGCCTCGACCGAATCCTCGGGTCTGGAGCGCACCACATCCGGCGTCACCGTGAACGTGCCGGTCGAGCCGTCGAAGGCCGTCACCCGGAAGTTCCAGAGCGGCGCGGAACCGTCCGACTGATCCGCGAGGGCGCTCAGGATGCGGTCGATCCAGTCGTCCTCCGAACCAATGAAGTCGTTCGACTGAAGCTGATCGTTGGCCGGTACGCCGGTCACCAGCACCCCGGCGACCCCCGAGTGCCAGATATGCTTGGCCGCGATCTGGACCGCGCGAGCGGCCTGCGAGGGCAATCCCTGCGTCATCTCGTGGATGGGCCCGGTGAAGGTGATCGTCTCGGGAACGTCGCCCGAGCCCGAGAATTGAAAGCCGATGCGCCGCCGGTCGTTGCCCGCCCACACCTCGTAAGTCGCCCACGTGCCCGCCGCCGGTGCCACGGTGAGCACCAGACTCGCATCGGTGATGCCCGCCGGTAGAAAGAGCGCCGAGAGGTTCGATGGCGCAGCGGGCTCGTCGTCGCTGTTACGTTGTGTTACGGCGGCGTACACCGTCATCGGCCCGGTGAGCGTGCCGGTGCCGTTCGCGCCGATGGTCATTGCCAGGATGCGCGGCTGCACCGGCGCGATGAAGCGGTTGATCGGGAACTCGCCGCCCACGAAAATCGCCGGGTCCCAGGTGCCGTCACGCGTAATGTTGTAGTCCTGCTGAAGCGCGAAGGTGCGCTCGTTGGGATCGGGATAGAGCGGATCGCCGTCGAACGGCGCGGCCCCGTTGGGCATCCATGCGAGGCCGTTGGGCGATTGCAGAAGCTCGGGCGGCACATCCGGCGCGGGCACGTCATCCGGCTTGGGACCGGCGTCGATGTCGTACATCGCGTCCGTGGTGGGTGAGGCCTCGATGTCGATGGAGTAGTCCGGATTGAGCGTCCACTTCTGCACCCGGCCCTCGGCGCGGCTGGCGGGCAGATCGTCATGGTTCAGCGAGACGATATCGCCGACCATCGTGCTCAACGCCAGGATCGTGGTGCGGAACCCCATCGCGCGGGCCCGCAACTGCTCGGTGAGGCCGACCCCGCCCAACTCCTCGCGCAGCCGCGTGGCCGCGATGCGCCCCGCTTGGCTCTTGTTCGAGCAGCCGACCAGATTGATGGTGCTCTGCACGTACTGCGGCGATTCCGGCGTGCCCTGGAACCCGGCATTGTCGATGTCGTAGACCGTGACGTTGTTCAGTTGCCAGTCGAACTCCTCATCGCCGAACTCGGCGGTAAGCCAGTTGAACTTGGGCGAGATCGGCCCGAGCTTCAGCGACTGGAACAGGATCGTGGCGCGGGTGTAGGCGCGGCCCGCGAGCACGCTCGAATTGATGCGGATGCCGATCCACAGCCGACCGTTGACGAAGGTGAAGTAGCCGAGGCAGCAGTTGAGGATCTCCTGCAGCCAATCCTTGAGCGGCTTACGCTCCTTCAGTGCCCCGCGAAACGGGAACTGGCGCTCGGTGCCGGTGCCGACGATCTTGTCCACGGTGAGGTCGCAGATATTCGCGGCCCAGATCGCTTGGTTCACGTCGAAGGTGGCTTCCATCGTCTCGACCGGCACGCTCGCCGCATTCGAGGGATCGGCCTTCAGGCCCTGCGCCCGCAGCCACACGTTGACGGCCACCCACACGCAATTGGCGAGCGACGGCTGCCACACCCGCGCTCCCGGCGCAGTCCAGATCCAGCCGCTCACGCCGCCGACCACCGTGACGCTCATCTGCCGGTCGGCGACCGAGGAAAGCTGGAGCCCCTTCTCATCGGTGCGGCGGATCTCGGCGAACGCGAGACCGGCGGCGTAGGTCGAATCCTTCGGCACGCCGGTCCACGGTGCCTGATCCAAGCCGAAGTAATCCGGGGTGAGCGCCGGGTCGTTGCCGACGATCCCGCGCCATCCGCCCTTGTGCAGCGGATCGTGCGGCGGTTGCCCGTCGAGGCGCTGCTGGATCAGATCCGGCTCGTATCCGGCGATGGGCCCTTCGCCCACGATGCCGAGCGCCGAATAGAAATCGCCCTCGTCGCGGCCACCGGCCACGTCGCAGGTGACCACCATGTCTTTGTCGGTGTAGACCTCCTGCACCGGCCTCTGGTACACCGTGTCCTGCGCCACGGTGACGCTGGTGAAGCTCGACCGACCGAATCCGAACACGCCGGTCGAGTTGTCCTTCACGCTCACCTTCTGCGGCAGCACCACGAGGCCCCCGAAGGATTTCGGCACGCCGCGCTCGTTGCAGGCCTCCCAGGACTTCGGGCAGTCGGGCAGGCTGCTCGTGGACGGGCAGAAGCGGCCCTTATAGACCTTCCAGCACGTGCGCGTGATCAGCCGCGTCGGATAGGCGAGCGAAAGCTGAAAGGTGCCGTCCGAAACCGGCAGATTGAAGTTTCCCTGCGCATCGCTCGACCACGAGGTGACATAGCCGCCCCACAGGTTCACGAGCGTATTGCCGAGTGTCGCATCCACGCGCAGCAGAGAAAACTGAATCGTGGCGCGGTACAGGTTGACCTGGTTGACCAGTTTCGTCCATGCGCCGTCGGCGTTGCCGAACTGAAACTGCGTCCCGTCGGATGCGTCGCCGAGCGTCTGCGAGAGACCGGACCACGTGATCAGGCGCGGCACGAATTGCGGATTGCCGGGGATGCCGCTCACCTGCACCATCCGGTTCGAGACCCAGATCGGACCGCTCTGCGCCGGATCGCGCGGCGTGATCGTGATCAGCGGGATGATGGTCTGCACTTGCTGCGTGAGCGCCTGATCGAAGGCCGCGCTCGGGAAGCGGTCGAGGACCTCGTTCACCGCATAGCTCTCTGGAAACGTGGCGACCTGCAGCAGCGTGACGCCGGGGTCGCCGGTGACCATGCCCACCAGTTGCGGAAACGTAATCGACGGATTCTCGTAGCGCACCAGCGTGGACTCGAAATCCGCACCGGGCCCGGTGAAGTACCGGTAATAGAACTGCGCATACGACCCCTGCGCGAGTTGAAAGTGCGCCTTGAGGTTGTCGAACTCGTTGCAGGAGAGATGATCGCGGTGAACCCGGTAGCGGCGCATCGGCGCTCCGAGTTGAAAGCGCTGCTCGGTTTTCAATCCCGGCTGATCGAACACGTGGATCGCCTGCGATAGCTGCACGTCCATGCCGCCGCCGTAGTCGGAGCGCAGAGGGAAGTCCGCAATCGTGGGCGGGTCCACGATGGGGATTGGGCCCAGATTCGCCACTAGGCGACCTCCCGCAAGGCGATGCCGACGGCCATTCGCGGATAGCTCACGCTCTCGGCCCAATCGCCGTCGAACACTACCGCGTAGCGACCGAAGGTGCTCGCCCCGGTCGGATCGTTGGTGAAGGGCGGCACCGTCTCGCGCGGGTTATAGAACCAGAACGGATTGGCGCTGTTCTGGTAGAAGAAGGTGCGGAGCGCGGTGAACTGCGCGGCGGTGAGCGCCTTTGAGAGCTTCCAGAAGCGCCTCGGGTTGATCGCGAGCGCGGCCCGCGTCGAGAACCCGCTCTGGTAGGCCGAGATCAGCGCCTCGATCCGCTGCTCCTCGGTGAACGCCGTCGAGAGCGAGTAGGGCATTACCACCGTCGGATTCGCGGGCTGAACGTTATTCGGCATCAGCGGGTCACCGTGGCGGGCTCCATCAGAGCGGTCCGCAGATCCGAGCGACCGTTGCCCGAGGCGACGCCGGTCGCGGCGGCGCTCGACACCGTGGCGGGACTGTTCTGCAGGACGTTCACGACCTGCCCCCGGAACAGCGCATTCGCGGTGATCGGATCTAACTGCACATACAGACCGGCGTGCGACCATTGCGAGGTCGTGGTGCCGCTGTAGGGATTGGGCACGAGTTGCCCGCCCGAATAGACCGGCTGAAGCTGTAAACCCCCGGCCCCCGACTGCTCGAAGGTGGCCCCGTACATCGGTCGCGGCAGTCGCGGCTGCTGGCCGGTCGCGAGCGCGTACAGGCGCACGATCTCCTGCACCTCTGGCGAGCGGATGCCAAGCTCATCGTTGCCGCCGAACTTCTGATCGGAGATCTCCATGATCTGCTTGCGGATCTTGGCATCGGCGATGTCGATGCCGTACATGTTTTTCAGGCGCTCGCGCAGCTTCTGATCGCGCCCCGGAATGAGCAGCCGCACTCCTCCGGCAATTGCGCCCGCTGCCGCTCCGATCAGCGCACCGAGCGGCCCCGCGCCAAATTTGCCGCCGATCTCGAAACCCGCCACCGCGCCGCCGATGGTGGTCATCGCGAGGCCGGAGACGCCGCCCCGCTGGAGACCGGCGGCGAACAACCCGGCACCGGCACCCAGGAGCGCACCGCCGGTCGAGGACATATGCAGCGTCTGCGCGAGCCCGAAGCCGATCAACGCGCCGCCCGCCACGGTCTGTATGTTGCCGACGACGCCGCCCCGCTGCAGACCGGCGAGCGCCGCGCCCACGCCAATCGTCGCCGCTAGCGCGTGGAAGCCCGGTGAGGAAAGCACCGCGCCCAGCTTCTGCACCGGCGTGGCGTTGCCCCACGAAACCGACGTGCCGTTCGAGAGCTTGATGTTCTTCCCGATATTGAAGAGATCCCGCGCCTTCGCCAGATTCAGACCGCCGCCCAACCCGAGGCTCCTGGCGAGTCCCACGGCTTGCTGTACCGCCGGTGCCCGCGCCGGTGCCGCCGCCGTGTCCGGACCCGCGTCGCCCTCATCCATGTAGCGGTGACTCTCCCCTCGGGTCTCCACCTGCGGCGTGTCGCGGCTCGGGTTGTAGTCGGGCGTGCGGGCGCTCACCGCAGCCGCCGCGCCGCCGCCGAACACCGTCCGCAGCAAGTCCCGCCAGCTTCGGGGAGCCTGATATCCGCTGGTGCCGCCGGTGGTTCCCGGCGCTCCGAATACCGGCCCCTGCCCCGGCCCGCCGCGCGAGACCGAACCATAGCCGAAAAGCTCGAACAGCTTCCGGGTGATTTCCGCCGCCAGAATCTGCTTGATCGCGTTCAGAATCGCTTCTTTGAGGGCGTTGCCGATAGCGGCCCAGACGCTGGTCGCCTTGTGGAACAGCGCATCGAGCACCCGGCCCACGTTGTCGTGGATCTTGTCGTACACGCGCTTCTGTTCGTCGTAAATGATGTCGTTGGTCCGCTTGGTGGTCTGGATCGTGTCGATGGCGATCTGCGTGTCCGCGTCGGCGGTAACCTCGGCCTTCTTCTTTGTGTAGTACTTATGTAAGTCGAGTAAGTAGGCCTCGCGCTCCTTGCTATCCCGGATCTGCTTGTAAGCGAGCCCTACATAGAAGGCCTCTTCGTCATCGAGCGCCAGTTCCTGGATCTTGCGCGTGGCGTTGATGCGCTCGATCTGGACCTTCAGGATCTGCTTTTCAAGCTCGATCTGCTGATCGACGGTCCGGGCGTTCCCGGCTTCGACCTGCGCCTGCCGCAAGCTGTATTCGAGGTCGAGCACATGCAGCCGGTCGCGGGCGAGTTGCTCCTGTTGCCGCAACAGGGCCTGATTCAGCTTCTGCTCGGCTTCGAGCCGCAGCC